TTTCAGTTTCACAATAAATGTATTTTACATCATCTCTACCTTTACCATTATATTCTTTTGTACCCCAAGTATAAAACTTTTTCTCTAAGTTATCATAAACTGTAATAACATTAATTGCATGATTTGCATTTTCTATATTTGGAAACCCATCTGGTGAATATGTCTCAATATCTAACAACAACATCTTGATTGGATGTTTAATAAAGTCGTCTGTTTCATTTACTTGCCAAAAATTGTCCAATAAAAATTGTTGTTTAATTGGTAAATTTTCAAAAAGTCTTTTAATGCTATTATTTCTAATAAATTGTCTTCTTTCAGACTCTCTTTTAAACACCATTTTACGTAAAGGTGATTTAAAAATTGATGTTGCATTTGAATGCCGCTTATCTTTTGGTTCTACATAAAGATATGGATTGTAACTTTGTAAAACTTCTATTCTATTCCCGTCTTCATCCCAAGTGAACAATCGCATTTGTTCCAATGACGGCTCGTAAACTACATTCCTATACATACAGATTTATTATAGATTAATCTGCGAATGTTTCAACTAAACTTTGTTAACATCTAAAGAATTGAGGTATTTACGTTGAGGAGAACCATATGCAAACTGATATGACTCGAAAAACTTTCCAATATTTTCTTCTTTTTCTAAAAATCTTGACTCCGCAAAATTTCTACCACCGACGGATTCTTTTATAAACCGTCTTTCGTCACCTAACACGGCTTTTATCTGATCAACCATTTCATCCCCGGTATTAAATCTGATTGGAGCGTTTTTATATGTACAAATATCTTGACATGCAATAGGCAAGCCAAAACAACCAGCTTCAAGATATTTTAAATCGCTTTTTGATTTGTTAAAATTATTATCTTGAAGCGGAGCAATCATCATATTACCATTTAGTGTATAAACTTTTTCTGGATAATTAAAAAGTTCAGCCCAAGGGTGAAATTCTATTTTACCGTTTTCAACATAAGGTACTAATTCACGGGGTACTGCTCCCATAAACACCCATTGAAAATCATTTATTGTTTTCTTTACCGCATCATTTATATGATGGAAATCGTCTTTACCTTTAACTCTTTGATCAACGTCAATATGTGCACCCGAACCCGACCAAACGACTCTCGGTTTGCGTTTATACTTTTCGTAATCTCTTTCAATTTTTTCCCTATCATAATAATTACCCATCCAGAATTTAGGTACGCAGTTAGGTATAACTGTAATAGGTAATTTACCCCCTAATTTATCTGTGAAATAATCTTTCATGAATTCACATGTAACAGTCATTTCATCACATAACTCCATAATCTTCTGAATATTTTCTCTTATATCATCATCTGTAAAAGCAAATTTATATTTGTTATAATCTGGTATATCTTCTCTAAATGGTATATCATCTATTTCGTAAATTAATCTAAATTCCAGTTTATCAGCAATTGCTTTTAAATGTTGGGTAAATTTATAATGATCTTCAGATGCTTGTCTTTGTATTTTTAATGCTTTACAATGCCTATAGTGTTGTGGGTCCATCGTCATGCAAGTAGATGTATGTACCATGCATTTACCGCTTGCATTTAATAGATATTCTGGCCAAAGTACTCTCCAAAACCCACACCCACCATAATCAGCTACATAATTCATAAACCGAGGAATTTGCCCAGCATGAGCTACATCTGGCACCTTCGATGGTTCTTGAGCAGGTAACGCTTTACCACCAACTGTAAAATTACTTTGAAAAGGGTTTGCTGATCCAAAAGGTCTTGGTGAGTTTTGAAAGGGGGTTTGAAACATTGTTGTCGTATTTATTTTACTCTAAATCTTTATCAATTTCTCGATATTCTACTTTTCGGGTTATACCATTTGTCTTTTCCAAGTAAATAACCTCCCCTGTAGCAGCTTTAACGCTCTCTTTTCTATGACTAATAACATATACACATTCATTATACTTTTCTACACGTTCTCTTAATATAGTAGTAACTAAATCGACTCCTTTCTCATCTAAACTACTATCAAAAAGCTCGTCATACATACTAAAATTAAAAGCAACATCACCTTGAAGCCTTCTTATATCCATAAAAGCAAATAAGCAAGCCAAATCAATATTTTTTCTTTCAGCTCCAGAAAAATTAAAATATGAACAAATTTTATTCTTTTCGTTTATTATTTGTTCTTCAAAATATTCATTAAAAATGCAAACACAATTACTATCCATTTTTTTCAAATAATAAGCTAACTTTTGATTAAAGACAGTTAGTATTTTTTTGACAATGTATGATTTAACCCCTTCTTCTGATACAACATACTTTACAACATCAAGCATATTGATTTTTCTTTTTACACTATCAAGTTTGGTTTTTATTTCTTTAACTTTACCAATATATTCGTCTATTATATCATCTAAATTACTGTCCCCTGTTTTTAACTCTTTAATATCGAGTTTTAATTGTTGTTGCCATTCTAAAAGTTGTTTAGCTTTTTGTTTCAATACTTTTTGATCAGACATATCATTATTGATAGTTTTTATTTTATTTCTAATCTTATGTATACCGCTTGTAAGCTTATTTTCTAATTCAGAAATCTCGGTAATTTGTTCTTTTACTTCGATTATTTCTTTTTCATAGCCAGAAATTTTATCTTCAATAGCTTTCTTTTCATTGTTTATATGATCAATATGTTTTTCGTCTATTTCACGAAGACATGTGGGGCAAGTATCTTTATCGGTACCTATTTTAGATAACATATCTTCTACTTGTGATTTAAGTCCTGCAATTCTACCAATACGGGTTTGTTTATCAGCTCTTTGTGCGTCTAAACCCTTAATTTTATTTTCTATTTTAACAATTAGCTCTTCATTCTGTTCGATAGCGTCTCTTTCAATAGTTTTTATTTTGCTTTTAATATCTAGAAGAGCTCTTTTATTATCTTCTTGTCTATTTTTATATTTTGTTACTTTTTGATTTCGTTCTCCAAGCAAATTTTGTCTTTGTTGTTTAAAGTTATCCAGCGTACTACTATTTTCATCATATCGTGTAGATTCTATATCAAAATCCTTTTTAGTTTCATTATAGTCGTTACGAAGATTAGAAATCATGTTACTAAAAATTTCTAAATTAAAAATACCTTCAATAAATTTTCTTTTTTCGACTTTTTTCTTTGCCATGAATGGTACAGTATTGTTAACTGTCATGATTACACAGTTTTGAAAAACATCTTCTGAACAATTGATAAGTTCTTTAATATATTCGTTGGTGTTTATAATGGAGTCTCTTGTTATATCTTGTTCATTTTTGTAAATGTAACATTTAGATGGTGAAATAGTACGACTTATGGTATAACTATTTGTATCTTGAGGTGTAACAACTTTAAAAGTTAAAGTAACAGAACAAGTTTCGTTAGTTAAGTTGTTCTGAATGAGTTCTTTCTTTAATTCTCTTAACGTTGAACCAAAGACAGCAAAATTAATTGAATCTGCAATTGTACTTTTACCGACACCGTTACGCCTATCTTCTTTATCCTTGTTGGAACCAGTGATAATATTAAATCCACGGTTAAATTGGACTTTTACTGGATCGTTACCAACAGAAAGAAAGTTTTGAATAGAGACTTCTTCGAAGAAGATTTGCTTCATTAGATTTAATTATAAACAAAATACTAAGAAGATCTAGTTTTGTTTTTTAGTTTATTAATAACGTCTTTTTTAGAGTATGTATCAATTAATTCACTAATCTGACATTTATACTTCATATGGAATAGTTTTAACCCTCTTATTATTCTATCTTCCACGCTGTCTGAATACATTTCTGCATTATCTGAAACAATCATCTTAGATCTAGCCCAGTCTAAATGAGGGAACCAAAGAAAGGGTGTAGAAAGATTTTTTTGTGAAACCCTATAACAGAAATCAGACCATTCTACAGCAGCTCTAAATCTTTCATCAAAGAAACCCACCTTTTTAAAGACGTCTTTATGAATATAAACCAAGTCACCCGACGTTCCCATGTTAAGGGTGATTTCTTTGTCTTTGCCAATATTGATTTTTAGTCTTTCATTATCGAAAGTACCTCTAGGATCATCAGAAGGTGAACAAAAATAAAGAGTTTTTAAATTTGTTTTGTTTGCTACATCAATATAGTCTTGAAACAACGTATCGTCAATAACTTCGATGGTATCATGAACTATAAAAATATGTTCTATTGATTCGTCTTTGAGAAGTTCTCTAATACCCAAATTATAACAAGCAGATGGGTATTTTACAAAAGCAGGTTTGATATATTTCTTTACTTTGCTTTCGTCTATTGATTCCTTTTTACCGTCATTAACAATAACGGTGTTATCTAAAAACTCTGTCAAGCCACGCATGGCTCTCTTAAGGTTTTTACCACCTAATGTAAATAATACTATACCTATTCCTTGCATGATTTATATAAATCTATTGTATACTGTATAACGTCTTTCTTATTGTTAATATCTAACATGCTAACAAAATCGGTGATAGCTGTTTCATAGTCGACACCCGAATATTCGTATTCTACTTCACCTTCTACAGAAAACTTATTAAAATTAATTTCGTAATCAACGTTAATCGTAAAAGGTTTAAGGTTATTCAAACAAACCATTATTATATCCAAATCGTCGGCTTGTATATTTTTGTCCACCACTAATTTAATAATATTACCCTTAACGGTGCTCTTTAATTCATCTGTTATACCATCATGCTTTATAAGTTCACTTAAGGGTAGTTTAATATGTTTTGGGGATATATTGTTTAAATGAAATGTTGTTTCTAAAGTATTAAAATCTAGTTCATACCACCCTTTTGTACTACCAGCATCACCAAAATCCATTTCAAAAGGGTTTCCTAAGTATAAAATTTCACCATTTTTATATTTTCGTTTATCACGTAAGTGAAAATGACCTGTAATAACCTTGCTTCCTTTTTGTAATATTTGTTGAGGTGAATCACCATGATCACAAACCTTAAAATTGTTCATTTTAAAGTCTAATAACTCGAAATGTCCAAATATAATATCACTGTTAGGTTTAATATCGCTTATTTTTGTACCCCATGGACAAAAAGTAACGTCTTTATCAAAAAGAGTTTGATTACAGTACTCATCTATTATGTTTAAGTTGGGTCTACCTTTTAAGATAGATAAAGAGTTAACAAGACTATTGTCTTTATAATAACAATCATGGTTACCTGTTATTAGAACAATGTTATACGATTGAAGAATATCAAAAAATTCATTAGCAACATGAAGACTGTTAACGGCAATTTCGTCCCTATAATGAAATAGGTCTCCACATATCATTATGTCTTTTATTTTTCTTTTTTGAAGTTCTCCGTTGAGCCAATTTGCCCAATCTAAAAGTATCTTATGCCAACTACTGTTGTTTTGATGTACACCTAAATGAATATCTGAAATACAACAGATTTTAGGTTGTTTGAAATCTACAGAGCTCACTGTAAATATGATATAATAATTACAAATGAGTACAACACTTGTTACAGCAATATATTACGGTGAAAGAGAAGGAGAGTTCGGAGGTAGGTGTTGGCAAGAACAATATTATTTCTCGTCTTTTCAAAATATATATAATTTTAATCTACCCACGGTTGTATATTGCGATAAAAGAGGTTATCCAAAACTTAAAAAATATTTCGACTATCTTGAGTATATAGAACACCCTAATAAGCATAAACTTGTAGTAAGCGAGATAGGTGATTTTAAATTTAAAAAACAGATAGGTACTCATAGAAAAAGAACAATTAAATGGCAAGAAAAAGAGACTAAAGAAAGACAAAAAGATAATCCAGACGAACCAGGTTTCTTTCATGCAAGATGTGAAATATTATGTCATAGAAAAATGTATTGGGTTAAAGAAGTGGCAGATGATAACCCGTATGATACAGATAATTTTCTTTGGGTTGATTCTGGTATAACTCACTGGGGACTAAACCCAAGAAGTATGGGTGGTGTCGAAATTAATAACTTCTTCAACAAAAAAGTTTACTATCCATATAATGAGAAAAATATGTACACACCTGATATAGGAAAAGGTATAAACAATCTTATTGATGAACACAAATATATTGGTGTTAAGCACGGCAATTTATGGTATAATGCCAGCCATGTAACTTTGCTACAAAAATTTCTACAAAAAGAGTATGGACTATCAGAAGAAGATAGTTGTATAAGTGAACAGGTAATAGGTGGTATTATGGGTATACACCCATCCGAATTTGAAGAATTTTTTAAATTTTATGAAAAAGCTTTATTGTTATTATGTAAGTCTAAACCACCAGAAACTGATTTCTTTACAGAAGAGATAATACTTTCTGCATATCACGTTTTAAGAAAGCAATTTTGTTTAGAATTCCAGGAATGGAACCATGATATTAAAGGAGATCCTAGTTGGGTAGATTTTGGAGACGAAGATAGATCACATATTAAGTGTTTCTATAAAGTATGGGATGAGTTCAAGAACTACGCGTAACGGTAAGAGAGCATAAATACTCTTACTATGGAAGAACATGTAAGTCAAAGCATCGAATTTAAGAATAATTTAGCCCATTTGCCTTTAACCGAAGGTTGGGGAGTCAATACGACATCTGTAAACGCAACTTTATTTGGCCCTGGTCAGATTTGGATTAGAGACGTTGCCGGTGATGGAATTGATTTTGAAACAGATTCTAAAGATCCTAATGCTAAAGCTTATGTTTATTGGGTTGGTTATTTTCCTCAAGATGAAAAGGAAGAAGCAGTCGATTCTGATGATCAAGAATACGATGTAGAATTTGATGTTGATTACAATAATTGTGGTGCTGATCCGGTAGTGCAAACAGGTGGAGTTAGTTTTGGTACTGCAGGAAACGTAAAAGCAGGAAGAGCTTGTTCTAAAGTAGGGTATAAAAACATTTCTAAAATAGAAGCTGATATTGACTTAACAGCTCTAAAGCAACGGGGTGATTTTACAGGTGACTGGTTGAATGCAGCTTTTTATGCAGTTACTAGTGCCACACAACCTAAAGGAAATGGTAACTATTGTGATGCTGAATTTGAACCTAAACCAGGCGACCCAGGCTACCCATGCCCGTTTTGTAATGAAATCGACTTTATTGAAACAAATGGTCAAAAAATGTTTCAGCACACTTTGCATTTAGCAGATGCTAAACAGGGACCTCAAAGATATGAAGTTTCATTTACCCAAGCAGCTGATACACCTTGCTGGGAATGGGATGAAATGCAAGCCGCAGCTGGTACAGCTGGTGTACATGATTTAGTTGATATAATTGACCCGAATCAAGGTTCATTTCATATGGAAGTAGTCTTTAATGCTGATTATACAAATATGACCATTACCTTATCACAAGGTTCAAAGAGTGCCGTCGTATTTGATATGAACGAACCAGCTTACCCTGGTAGTGATACATTAGATATGAGTAAGTTGAAAGACGCTATGGAAGTTGGTTGGTGGTTTACACCTTCTTATCATGGTGATTGGTCTCCTGGAATTAACGAACCACATTGGTATAAAGATAGTGGTGGAGATTGCGGTCATGGTACCTTATGTGGTGACGGTGGCGGTTGGAGTCTTGCTAATTTGAAGGTAACAGCTCAAGGTACAGTAGGATAATTAATCGAATATATCATCCTCACTAACAGGTTTAACATACACCTTTTGTTCAGCTTCGTCGCCTGAATTTAAAGCTTCCTCGTAGACTCTCTCTTTATATTCATTGAGAGCTTCGTGGTGACGTTTTTCTTTTTTAATCCTGTTAATGAATGCATGGAAGGCAATAGTTGTAAAGTATGAAAAAGGGTTGTATTTCTTACCATTAGAATCTGTTGCATCTAAATTGAACTTTTTATTAAAGAGAGCAGTAAACATTTTTACTACTGCATCACCAATCATTTCATCTTTATATGAATAATTGATAAAGTTCGGTGCATAACTCAAGCCATGAGCAATTTTTGTAATCATTTCACCTAATTCTTCACTACAAACATCGGTAGTATAATACTTTGCAATTGCTTCTTTAAATTCTTTTGAGTTAACATAATGTTCTTTACTCTTTGGTTTAATTTTTACTCCATTTTTAGGCTTTTTTGCTTGCATGGCTAAGTATCATTATATTATAGTTTTGTACAAGTTCAACTAGTTTATTTCTCGTAAAAGTCGCTTATTTTAACGTTAATATTTTCCTCTGTATAAAGATCTATTCTCTTATCAGAATGAGCTTGACCATACCTTAACTGGTCAGCAATATCAACTATAACTAATTTGTTTTTGCTTTCGTGCAAACGAAGCCCACGACCAATTGACTGAAGGATTTTAATTTTTGCTTTACCACCGCTAGCAAAGATAATGTAATGAAGATTATTAATGCTAATGCCAGTTGAGAAAATCCTGCTAATAGCAATACAAATAATATTATTATCCCGCTCAATGAGTCTTTTAACTTTATCACGTTCTTCAACATCTACTTCACCTCTTATAAAATATATTTTCTTTCCTTGATCATTTTTATTTAATTCTTCAAAAAGTGCTTCACCGTGTTTAATGTAATCTACTAATATAAGTGAATTATTTTTAACACCTGTTGATAACTTTTTAATTATACCATTTCTAAATTTATTTTCAAACAAAAATTCAAACTCTTGTCGATAACGCTCGCCAGGATCAGAAATATCTATTGCATAGTTGGGTTGTTTTTTGTAATGAAGTTTTACTACTTGAGCTACTGCATTAGTTACATAATGTTCTACTCTTAATTCATAACTTTTTTTCTGATATATTACAGGACCTATTTTACCTATAATATTCCATTGATCAGCATTGTTATCAGGAAGCGTACCTGTAAAACCAAATTTGTTTTCCGTTTGTATACTTTTTATTATTTTGTTTACTTTATTTGACCGTCTTACTTTATGACATTCGTCTATCACTAAAACGTCTATATACTGTATCCATTCTAAATCGGTTTTATCACTTTGTAAAATACCTAAATTAGCAACTATAACATTTTTAGTCATGTCAACGGGTATATTTCCGGTCCATTTACCAAAAGAAAAAGTGCATTCATATTTGGTAAAGTCATCAAACGTTTGATTTACTAGTCCTAAGTCAGGAACAATAATAAGAGCTTTCCATGTATCTTGTTTTGATTTTTGATATATCTGTTCAAGCATACTTGCCATGGTTAATGTTTTGCCTCCTGCAGTTGCTAACATTACCACACCACGACCTTTGTCTAAACACTCATTTACAATTTCAGTTTGATAATCCCTCAGTTCTAAACTTAGCTTTGCTTCTTCAAAACTTATATTTGGTTTAATTGCTTCTAGGAGTGGCTTTTCTAATTGTATTTTTTCATTAGGAAATTCTTTTTTAATAAACTTTATAATATTAGCTGTAAGACCAACTTCATATTTACCTGCTGGTGTAATAACATATGTTCTTGCAGGCATATATCTACCGTACCTTCTTGCAAATCGTGCACCTTCGTTCTCAAAAGAGAAATGTTCTCTTATAAAGTTTAGATTTTCAGATTTTATTATAGCTTGGCGTTTACGTTTATCGTAATCAAATTTGGCCATTGATATAATTATATCAGAATAACCTGTTTTTTCAAGATAAATAATTAAATGGTACCCTTTATATTTTTCGAAGGGATAGTTGAACCGCCTTCCGAAAGCGGTGCTTTAAGAGCACTACTGTTAGTTTCACAGCAAGAATTTATATTGGAAGCTAAAAGAGAAAACAAAGACATGTATTTTCACTGGTTAAAAAGAACCCACTTGTGGGATTTTATAAATGAAATAGTATGTCCACATGAAGAAGTGTATGGTTATAGAATTTCGGTTACTGAGAAAAAACGACCCTGCCTAATAATAGACAGGGTGTCTTGGGATAACGTCCATCAAATAATTGATAAAGTTACTTAACTTCTACATCTAATCCATTACGCCAACCCAATACTATGTTTATGAGATATCCATAAACTGCTCCACCGAGCCACCCTGCAACAGCAAATGAAATAACATCTTTGATGTTTGCTGTAACGGATTCCCCGATTGTGTTTATTGCAGCATCAAGATCACCTAAACCACCACCAGCTACTAAAGCTAATACTGGAAAAACCGCGACCTTAATTGCTCCTGTCAATGCCCCGAGCAACGCAAGAATGTTTGCTAAGGACAATACCCCGACTTTATGTAGTTTTTTCATTGCTATATATTTAATGGAAACTCCCTATTTTTCTTAAGGAGCATCGATAGTTAATTCCAACCCACCGCATAATTTAAGAGCTAAATTACCAAATAAGGCTGTGAAAACACCAATTACCAAACCACCGATACCATAGGCAACAATCATAAATCCTGTTGCCATTAGAGCACCTGCAATACCTGCTCCAGCATCCATCCCTGTTAACTCAGATGAAAGACCAGAAGCTCCCCCGATTAAAGTAAGTAAAATTACTATACCTCCTAAAAGGCCTCCTGTTAGTAACCCACATACTGCGTATACTTTTGCACAGGACCATACGCCAACCCTTCTAATAGTATTCATGACTCTTATTTAATCTATTGTGGAAGTTCTTCTTTGGTTAAATTACCACCAAAAGGTTCGTATTCCTTAGAAGATATGTCGATTTTGTCTTTTTTGAACATATCCATAAAGTAATCATAGTAGATATGATCTAACTTACCCCATCTTACCAATTCTACGTATTGAATTAATGGAGAATCTGTTTGTCCTTCGTTTCTTGATAACAAAGTACCACCTTTTCCTTGTCTACAAGCTACATATTTCCATTTTTTGGAGTATTCCCTGAAATCTTTATCAGTTTCTAATATCCAACCTGAAAAATCTTCATCTTTGCTGTTTAGTAGTTCAATAAATCTATCTTTATTCCATATTGCTGCTTGCAAAGAATTTCTATATTCATTATCTTTTGAAATTGTTCCAAAATTTTCATCATTTATAGGTCCTTGTGGGTCTCCTTCAAGTGGTAAATCTGGTTCTGGCATTGATAAACAACGTAATTTGGTAATATCATTGTTTTCCATAAAGTTTAATGCATGGTATATGTTATCATTCTCTACTCTGTTAACAATAATTTGATCTTCCACCATAAAAAGTACATATTTTGTTTTTACCTTTTTAAGACCTTCAAGCACCATTGGTTTAAAATGGCTTGCATTTTCGTCCCAAGGAACACCGGTAACTATACATTCTATATTTTTGCTTTCGTACTTTTTTTTGTTACTAACAGTAATAACGTCATAAGGACATTTCCAATTTTTTTGATGATAGAAATCCCAAATCTTTAAGATAGGCTGATAAAAATCAGAACTTAAAACTAATATTGTACAATCAAAGTTGCCTTTCATATATCGATAATTCATCTGGACTTCCTATAACATGCTGTATTTCATGTTGTTTTAGGCAATAGTTTTTAACATTATGACCTCTATCCAGTAAATCATTAAAGGTTAAAGACACATAAATCTCATCATTGTACTTATAGCCTTTTGTTTTAGCTCCTAAAAACGAACTAAAGAAAAGATCTGCTTTTTTCCAATAATGGGTACCAATTAATCCGTGACATGAGTGTACTTCTTTTTCTTTAAGTACCACCCCGTTGTTGTTTTGATCAGGAACAATGAAACTATAATGAGGATCTACCGTATATAATGTTACAACAGCACTATCTGGGTCTTCATCTTCAATAAATTTTATAAATCTATCTGGTTCCCAATCTAATACTTGATCCACGTTTGTTTGAATCAACGGTTGGTCATTAGGAATAAATTTTTTGGAAACAAATAATGTCTCAGCCGGTCCACTTGTTACTTCATCTACAAAAAGTATTTTTGCCTCTGGACAAAACTCACTTATTACGTCATATGCATGGTATTTTTTATCATGTTCTTTTAAAACAATAAAATAGTAGTTCGCGTCTATACCTATACTTTCATACGCTCTTTGTACCATTGTTTTTCCTTTTATATCAATAAAAGGTTTTGGTATATCAATTCCAGCTTCTTTAAAAGCCGACGATTTACCAGCCATTGGAATAACTACGTTCATTCTTTATGATTTATATGTATTACTAATATATTCAAATAGGTGAGAACTAACACCGTCACCACCTTTAACGGGTAATATGCAAGATATTTTTTTTATTTCATCAATAGCATCTTCAGGACAAAAAGCATAACCAACACGTTTCATAATTTCCAAATCTTGTATGTCATCTCCAACAAATGCTACTTGCGATGCAGGAGTATTATAATCAAAACAAATATCGTTTAATTTTTGACTCTTATTTTCACCATTTCTATGCGATACATGATGAAATGCAAACTTTCTTCTTTCGGCAAATGCTGGGTTTATGTCTAAACTACCAGAAAATAAAGCAATAGTTATACCTAACTCGGCATGAAACCTTCTTAAAGCAGTTATATCTTTTTGATTGTATGATTTCGATATAACTTCACCTTTGCTATTATAAGCAGCTTTACCATCTGTTAATACACCATCGATATCAAATAAAATAAGCCTAATATCTATCATTGTGTCTCTAATTTTTGTATTTCTATGATATTCCTTATATCAAAGCCAATAGAACTCATAATTTTTTCTACTTTTTCAAGATATTCGATTACCAAATAATGCTCAAGTAGATCACTATTTATTTTCTTTATTTGTTCCGTATTTTCAGCGACTTTTTCAGCAGCTGGTGTAGATAAACGTACATTACTTTGTTCTTGTATCTTTCTTGTTAAATCAGCAAGATTTTCTGTCTTTTTCTTTTTTAACTGATTAACTTCATGTTTATGTCTCATTAATCTACCAACCCATATATGTCTCCTACCGGGAAGTTGTAATTGCACGTCTTTTAAAGTGAATTCATCTATTACCAAGTGCTCATTAAGTTCTTTTTGATAATTTTGTATAATATCAGACATCTATTAAATATTATTACTTAAAACAGCTAATGTCAATCTACAAAAACGCATTTTTAAGAGCTTTATTATCAGAAGAAGATGGTGGTAATGTCGCTGGCTCTGGTGGTGTGTTAGGGAGTTGGGATCAATCACATTTTTCTGGTCCAGGTTTATATGCTCCTGGTGATGCTAGACGACCTTTTGCTCTTGGTGCAATGGAAAGAAGATCCGGTGTATCGAAAAAGAAGAAAAAGAAGAAAAAGAAAAAGAGTAGAACAAAATCCAAAAAGAAATAAATTATTTGGTGGATAACTACGGTCATTGGACTTATAATCTCGAAGAGAAAGAGATACCCGACACGTTCTACGGTTTTATTTACCTAATCACAAATACAACTAACGGAAGAAAATACATCGGTAAGAAACAAGCAACTACAATTCTCAAACGTCCTCCTCTTAAGGGTAAGAAAAACAAAAGACATGTAGTTAAAGAAACAGATTGGAAATCATATACAGGTTCTTCTGATAAGTTAAACAGTGACATAGAAGTATTAGGAAAAGATAAATTTTCATTCGAAATTATTAGATTTTGTAATAGTAAAAGTGAATTAGCATATTATGAAGCTAAAATGCAATTTGATCATGATGTTCTTTTAAAAGAAGATTATTACAACGGTATTATAAACCTAAGACTTGGTAGAATTAAAAAGAGTTGAATTATTAGTCTTACTAATCTATAATTTAAGAGTGAGATTTACTCTTTCACAATACAATATAACTCTTATCGACTTTCAAGACATTCATAAAAAGTTTGACAAAGAGTTATTAGATGATATACATCAAAATCAATTAATGGATGTGTTTAAAGAAAGAGGATTTCAAAACAAAGATATAAAAAAATTATTTTTTCATCATTCAATTAAAGGTACTGTTGATTTTATTAATAGAATTAACTCCAATAACAAAATAATTGTTTATTTTAATAATACCCAGTTATATGAAAGCGAAATATTAAACTATGTTAATGAAAAACAATATCTAGACATTCTTACAAAATTATTATTGAAGATGAGAAGTGTTTTACCTATAAAGGTGGTTATATCAATGAGAAGTTTACCTTATTTTAAAGAGCTGGTTAAGTCCAACGATGGAAGAGCTAGAGGTACGGTCTTAAAAATTAATTCTACACTATCTAAATTTAAAATAGAAAATTTTACATTCGAAAAAGTTAAAAAATTTGCTACTAAATATGAATTAAATTTTTTGTCTAGTGAATATTTTAATAATATCAGGACAAAACAATTGATTTTCAAATAAATATATAAAATGAAGTTCGATCACGCTATACAAGAAGGTTATAACAGGTATCTTGTATCTGAAGAATCAAAAACAGTTAACGTTCCAGCAGAAGTATTAAAAGATGCAATTAAGGTATCATACCACGCATTAGGTACAACAAGCTATGGAGAAAATGAAGCGTTAATGCAAACGATTCACAATACATATATGCAATTAGCTCAACTAGCTAGAGAAGCTGGTATTCACTCTGCTGAAATAAACGGTAGTGACGAAGACTATGAAAGTATGGAAGGTACACCTGATGAAACAGAAGGAGAAAATCAGGCCTTTGATAATGTTAACCCAGATGAACTTCAAAAAGCTTTAAATTTAGGAAAGCAATTAAAATCACCTGAGGTAGCACAAGCAACTCAAGATTTACACGGTAAGGTATTAAACAAAATAAAAGACGTAACAAGTAAATTGTCATGATAAAAGTAAGAAGTAAATTTTATAAAATAATAAAGGATAAGCGCGATGTATTAAGTGAGCAGATACCTCCAATGCCACCTGCACCCGAAGCTGTACCCGGTGAAGAAGTAGTTGACGTTCAGCAAACTGAAACTATCACTGAACCAGAACCAGAATTTAAAGAACTAACCCCTGAGGGTGAAGTCGAACTCATACGTCTTATTCTTAAAGCTCTTACTATTAATCCAACTGAAGGTACTATACCACCTCAGCTACTTGATACAGAGATCAACGAAAATAACGGCCGTGAAATGTTAGCTAAAATTCGTAGTTATATGAATACATATACTGACGACCCTGCTATAAATTACTAATGAAAAAATATATACCACTAACAGAAGTTTATAGCCAGGTTGCCTATAAACGGGTACCAAAAATACCAAGGCGGTCAATTAGAGAAAATGTTGCTATATTTGCTGATGTTGATGGTATAGGGTCTCCGGAAAAAATAGGTACTGTTGATGACGCATACTTTAAAGTTTTAAAAAGACAAATTAAAGGGAAGTCAGCCGATAGTTGGGTAAAAGATGTCGATGCAATTTTGAGATCAGCAAAATGGGATGAAAGTAACAAACAGTATAAAGAACTTTTAGAAACCGTATTGCATACAATTTATAATACTTCAGATGTAGATGATGAGCAATTAAACATAATGGCATCTGATAAGGTAAACAATATAGGGCTAACAGAACTTCAAAATGTCATAGAAAGTTCTGCTGAGTCTAAATCATTCTTCAATTTAGCAGATGTATTAGCTCCTGTGGCAAGTAAATCGTTTAGTGATGTAAATGAATTAATAAGACGCTTATATGATTACAGTTTTAAGATAAACAATGTGGGTGTAGGTAAAGGTGAGCTGTTAATGACATTCTTTTCAAATGGCCGTAAAGGTGATTCTGGAGACTTAGATTTTCCTTCTTTGGGTGAAGTAGAATTAAAAGGTAATGAAGGTAGACCTGGATCACAAGATAGAGCTTATGGAGCAAGAACAACGCTTCCTAAATTTTTACAAGATAAAGGCAAACAAATTTTTACAGGAAAGGGTATTCAAAGTGCTCATAAAAAAGTTATTAGCGCAAGACAAAAATTATTAGTACCAATAGATAGACTAATTGAAAGATTGCATGATAAAGGGTTAGATCAATTTGATGATCAATTAGACGGGGTAAAAGATGCAATAGATGCAATTTCTGATACAAGAAATAAAATGCAACAAGATTCTCTTATGAGGTTCGTCGCTAAAATTCAAAATGATCTTTATGAACCGAAACAATATGATAAACGATCTGCAGTTTCTATAGAAAATCATTTTAACAAATATGTTGAAGCATTGCAAGGGTATATAGACGCAAAAGATAATAGAGTTTTAACAAAAAATGATAATCCAACTTGGAATCAAGTAGTACAAAATGCATATTTAAATGATTACGGTCTATCTAGAGACGAATATATTGATGCAATGACGTTTATGGTAAATCATGATTTAAGTGGTGGTGATATGGAAGATGTAAAAACTTCTTTAAACGTTATTTTAACACCAACTGTAGTTGATAGTCTAATTTATGATAACGATCAAGCTACTTTAAGAAATATAATTGCTACTTTACACTTGACAACATATGCACTAAATCATAAGTTTAATTACTTGGTTTATATGAACGATGCAACGCTAAATTGTTATACATTTAAATTTACAAATAATTTAGTTGAAGATATTCCATCAATTTATAATGAAGTTACTAATTTAACTACACAGGGCCTATTAGCAGTTTCACTCGGCTTAGACGATCAAATGTCTAAAGCTATTCCATTATCATTAAAAGCATGAGATACTCAGACACAGACATATTGATCTTCGAAAATTATAAAAGAAGAATAGTCGTTAATGAAGGTGGTGCAGCCGGTCACATGGCTCATCCATTTGATTTACCCGACGTTAGAACAGGTAATAACTTAATAAGAAAGTTTGAAGATACAGTTAAAATTTTAAATGATGAAGGCGGTTCAATAAAAATAGACGGAACCAATGTTAGTATTAAACTTATAACAGACGAGCATGGAAGAAAACAATTTGCTTTAGATAGAGGTTCGATGTCTGAATTAGATGTTAACGGTGTTACAGTAGACAAGTTAGAAGACAGATTTATTTCTAAAGACGGTACACCTCACGGTATGATTAATAGTGGTAAAATTATTCTTAGTATTTTTAATCAAGCTTTACCTGTAATAAGACCTGAATTAGAAAGGTTGGGATTATGGAACGACCCGACAAGATTTATAAATGCTGAATTTGTACAAGGACATACAAATGTAATTGATTATGGTGATAAAGACTTTTTAGCCTTACATGGAATTAACCAATTTTTAGAAAAATATAATAGACAAGGTGAGCTAGTACGGCCAGGGTTAGAAAGACAAATGCTTCAAAATCCTATCACTGGCGAAGAAAAACCAGAAAAAGGGTCTTCCAAACCAGTTGCTTATGATAAAAAAGCATTAGAAGAACTTAGAGATAAAATTGAACCAATAGCTGAACAATTTAACTTTGAAGTTATAACAAGTGCCCCTGTAGAATCAACAGGTACACCAGATTTTAACAGTGTATTAAATGAACCATTTGTTATAAATTATTCTCAGCAAGAAAATATGGAACGATCTCTCGGTGAATGGTTATCAGATGCTACTAATCCTTACGGTGCTATGATAACAACGAAAGACGGAAGAAGAATTGGTGCTGTAAGTAAACAAAACTACTTAAATGTACTAGGCGAAACACCTTTAGATGAATTATATGATGAAACAGATTTAGAAACTGCACAAGATGGTGCTATTATGTATCACGCTACAGTACAACTAGGTAATGAATTACTCAATAAGTATAAATCTATTTTAGGTGATGCATCAGCACATGAAGGAATAGTTATCCATACAACCCCACCTTATAAAATAACAGGTAATTTTATTTTAGATGGGATGACTAGTAGATTTAGATCTACAGATGAAGATGATCAATCTGCTCCAAGCGTAAATTACGGTGGAGGTAGGATGGAATATCCAAATGCACAAGCAGTTAATTATGCTGCTAGTTCAAAAGACCCAGGTGGTACACCTTATTCTAAATACCCTGGCCCAGGTAGAGCTACCGGTGGTAATGCTGAAAGATAGTAATAACTACTTGTATGGGTTTCGTAAAGTATCACCCAAGAATAGGTGATGATCATAGTCCAGATTGTACAATTTTTAACTATGATACTGTTTATCTGATTTGTAAAGATGGCCCTGTAGTATATGAACATAAAATGGGAGGGTACATACCCCCTAATCTTGGTGGTAGAATTCATGAAATAGACTGGTATTACTTCTTCAAAGAAATAGAAAGACTAAAACCTAAGCAAATCGTTTTACCAGAATGTTATGTTAATGGAAGTTACCCTCATTTTAGAGCTAAGGTAGAACAAGATTTAAGAGAAAGAGGATACGATCATAGAAATATAATTGTATATTACCAAAAAGAAGAAAATTTTTATCATGGTGAGATATTTGTAGAACCAGAATGGATGTACACAAATGATATTCATTATGATCGAATGGTTTACCATTCAATTGGTCATGCTGTACCAGAAGAAGATGAAGAATGTTACCCGACATTTGCCGATTTTAGATTTTGTAAACAAGGATTTATGTGCGAAAGTTTCCATAAGCTTTATGCTTTGAGACATTCAACACCAGAAATGCAAGTTGAAAAACGAAAAAAATATAAGAAGAATCTTAAATCTGGTAAGTTTGTTTTTTATGGGGGTTGCAGTACAAGTAATCGACCATTAGTATTCGAAGCTATTAATAAAAGTAGAAAATTAAGCTGGGAAGAAATTAGATATGAGAATGAAGATTTAACACAACTTATTTTAGATAGAAAGGGAATCGGTATTTCTTTAGATGGTTTGGTTTTTAATACAATAAGAGATACAGAATTTAGTGTTAATGGTGTACCGTCTATTAAGATAACTAGAGCTCCAAGTAATCTTATAGAAAAAAATAATTTAAATCTTTTTAGAACAAGATATTGGAAACAGATTCCTTATACTTTAGTTCCTAATGATAAACAAAGAGTACAAATAAGAAAGAATATAGAAGAAGCATATGAAGAATATATGGATCTAGTTTATGATAATGATAAACGAACGTTAAAGATGATTCGTTTTCAATTTTTTATTAACATACTTCAAAAATTTCACAATATAGAGTTATTTTTATATGATATGCTATTTGGGGAAGATTTAGAAGAATTTATTGAAAAGGTAAGTCTAATTCCCGATTTTTCTATTTTTAAACAAGCTGCAAGTCCAGAACTTATAGCCAAAGGAGCTAAAGGTGAAATGTATGTTGATTATATTCAAGAAGTAGTTAACCTGTTCGATAAGAAGTTTAAGTTAAGGTATGACGAATACTACAAAAGCTTAAATAATTTTGATAATGAGGACGTTTAAACAATTCTTTCTTGGAGAACAAGATATTCCAGATAAGGATGTAAATTTTAGAACAGTTGCTTTAGTTCCAGGTAGTTTTAAACCACCACATAAAGGGCATTTTGAAATGTTTAAAAATTACGCTGGTAAAGCAGACAGAGTAATTGTTGTTATTAGTGAACCACAAAATCCAAAAAGTATTAGAACCACAGATTCAGGAAAATATATACCTGCAGAAACTGCTAAGAAAATATTTGAAATATACGCTGAAAATGAAAATGTTAGAAATATAACCTTTATAACA